CTTCATATAAAGATCCTAGTCCAACTGCTCCAGCAATAGAAGACATATTAAGTTCACCAACAGCATGCATGAACTCTTTAAGCTTCATTGTGTCGGCCTTAAAGCCTAGTTCAATAAACAACTCACCTATGTTCATAAATTTTCTCCCTTACACCAACTAAGGTATCTACCACACTGCGTCATTCCTGGGCATAAACAATTACAGCTAAAGCATGGCCAGGAACTACTCGGGTTTATTGAGTTCGATAAATCTTTCTTCGTACTTACTAATGAATCCCTCATATTCGACCATTCCTATTACTATATCAAGTGGTTCATTAAGTATTTCTTTTGGTGTTCCATATCCTGCTTTTGAAAGCTTTAAAGCAATAATTAAAGTATCCTCAAATGTACTTTCTATTTTTGGATACTTGTACTTACTAGCGGAATATCCTTCACAAGTGATTTGAGGCTTTTGAAAAAAGGGGATAAATTATATACCAGAGCTTCCTTAAGAATAGGTATATAATCTGCCCTCACCTTCTCATCCTCGAAGATATCTTTCTTGATATGTACTCCGTCATACGTACCTCTCTCGATACAAGGCCAGAGTGCTGCTTCGATCTCATCCGATGCCAGGAGTCCGGTAACTAGATTCTTGATAGTATTCAGAGCGTCGTCCCCTACCTGGAGTTTAAGAAAATCCCCCATCTGACCCTTCGCTCCCAGAGATATCTGCGTATTCTTAATCTCCTTAGCTACCGCTTTCATCAAGCGATTACCTTCTGCGAAAGAACAAATACTGAGATTAAGTAAAGCTCCTGACTCAAGAACCTTTTCCATTCATCCTCCTTAAGATATCTGCCTAGGTGCGTTGCTAAACATAAGCTTGTAGATAGCTACAGCCTGCTCGGTATCCCCATCAGCATTGTCCTTCACGTCTGTTTCATTCTCAAATATGCCACCAGATAGGAGATAGGTATCATGAACGATATTACCACTACCGTCTCCTACATTCTTTACAATCTGACCAGTCATCAAAGTGAATGCTGGCGGATCATTTTTGTAAAGAGATAATTGCTGATTTAGCAATTTATCATTCGCTGACCCTCGAATGACTCTTACGCTCAACTTACATCTTTTACCTGTAGTATTAAACGCATAAATCGTATTACCATTCTTACCTGTCTTACCTTGCGTCAAAGCATCTGGGAATGTAAGTGCTGCACAATCCCCATCGGCTAAGTCGTTGAATATTGTTCCATTAAGAATTACCGTATCTTTACCTGTAAGCGAAACGACTGACATTTTAATTCCTCCTTATTTTATCCCTAGCCTCAGGGGTTGATATAAACAAGTACTGACGCAGAATGTATGGCTCCTGCTTCCTTACACGCTATCTGAACCAACGGTGCTTTTCTCGCTGCCCTATCTGCGACAATTTGCTGAGAGATAGGTTGGCTATAAATGTAGTACCCATACTGAAGTATGTTGCTAATGAAATCAGCAAGTACTCCGAATGTCGTAGCCGACGTCCAAGTTCCCGGTGCTACGTATCCATTTGTTACAGACTGCTGACAAACCAACTTTAACGCTGACTTGAACAAATTCATACCATCCTCAGTCTGCGGAACCTTATTCGATACTCCCTGGAGACAATTGAATGCAGCCACCTTAAGAGAGTCAACCAACCAGATTAAGTTGTAAACCTCGTCAGTAAACTTATTCGCTCCGGTCGAGTATACCATCGGAATCCCAGCTACATCGATATAAGTATCCACACCAGCCGTTACGCACTGGGATAAAATCGTAGATGTAACTGTCTCGTCTGCTACGATAGTCGAAAGATTCTTAAACTGCATAGTAATCGCAGTATTCGAACCACCAAGATTCGTACCCAGAAGTCTCGAGGCATACGCTGCAGCAAATAACCTAGCCTGCTGTGCAGTACCACCATAGTAAAGACATCTGGTATTATAATTTGTTGCACTCTTGACTCCAGTAAATCCGTCTGTGATATCACCAACAGTACTTGAAGCCAGAAATAGTATCTTATCCTGATACGCCTGGACATCATTCGATATAGCCAGCATAGCAGAACTTCCTGAAACTGGAATAGTCGATACGATCCCTGAGAAGAATGGGAATGCGTTACCCATTGTTCCAATAGTATCGAACGCCACTTTCACATCTGACTGTCCTGGATATACTATCACGCATCCGTTGTTCGACAGAGGATTCGGTTGCTGACTAAATATTGCTATAGCCTGAAGATAGGTCTCAGCAGTCCCACCAAAATCCGTCAGTATCTGATCTGGAGAATAGTACATTCCATAAGCCAAGGTACCCCACGATGCTGGCTTTGCATCGTTCGAAACTACTAACAAATTTCCCAGAGAATAAGCCGAAAGTCCCTGTGGAATATTCGCAACTGAAACATTTATCACCGTGCTTAAAGGCAACATTGTAAAACCTCCTTGTTATGGTTCTGTAATTACTGGTGTTGTAGTTGTAATCCCATTTGCTTCTGTAACCTGAAATGGAAATGTACCGTACCAAGAAATAGGTATAATCTTCTCGTACCGACATAGCATTACCACACTAATCTCAAATCTATATAAGATAGCTGCACCTTCGATATTGCTTAAGTCTTGTATTGGTGCTATTCGAGCTATTGAGAATCCATACGCAGAACCTTGTTGTTGTGCATAAATTGATCCCAAGGCCTGAACAACTTCTTCCTTCCTTAATAGAGCATCTGTATTTCTGGAGAAAATCAATATAGCGTAGTGCTCTTGGGTGTTGAGTCCTTGCTTTTCGATAAAGCCATCTGTAGTATCTTCAAATTCCGACTTACTTGCGTAGACCTTTGACATCTTATACTCGATGCCGATAAATAAATATTGATCATTTGGGATTGAGAACTTCTGATTATATATATTAACTCGATCTTCCTGTAGATTAAGATTGTACCTTATCACGTCGCGAAGATAATCTATAGGTCGAACGTCTTTAACTGGTAACATAACCTGTACCTTCTGTGGTATCTGGCTTAGACATTTGATAGTCCTCTACCGTATTATACTCAATGAATCCAAACTCTTTCCAATCTGTTTTTCCCAGAATTCTATAGTTCTTTCCCTTGATCGTAAACACTTCGTCCAATTTCAAATTTAAATTACTTAATGCAAACACCGTATTATAGTCCCAGCCACGTTGTCCTTCAGGCATCATCTTCAAAGTTGCAGGACTCATAGATTGAATAGAAACCTTCGTATTAATCTCTATAAGAATCTCCTGGGTATAACCAGCGATCTGTTGTTTCTGGATATAAGTAGCAACTACGGGTTGAAGGACTTCCATAACAGAAGCACCCACATCGGGTAGTCCACTTGAAAGTTCGCTTATGCTTTTACGACACGCATTGATTATTGGTTTCATTTAGCCACCACATCTGAAGTTATACTGGCTCTAAGTTGTGAAGTATCTATTAAAGTTCTTGAAGAACCCTTTCTAGCTATTGTTGATGCAGAGTCAGGTTTCCATTTTCCAAACCCACTAGACTCAAATGCTGCTTGAATGATTCTTTCAGCTAGCATTCCTAACTCCTTATAGGCTGCATGTAATCTTGCTTTAGTTTGACTACCAGCAATAAATGCTGCCCACACTTTATTACGTATAGCCATAAGACCTTCGGACTTCCAGACTAAAGGCATTTCCAAGAATGAGCGTCTTTCTATCCTGCTCCCACCTGATCCACCACTTAGAGAACCCTTCTCATGCATTAAACCTATTTCAGCATTAGTCTTAGTTGATTGAGTAGTTCTGCTCTTTTTATGTCCTGCAACGACAGTTCGAGTATCTCCCCAACCATATATTCTATTTCCTTTTTCAGTAGCCATCCGATCTGTCTTACTTCCCAGAATACCAACACGAGTAACAAACTTAGCCATTAAAGCCGACTGAATATCCTCAAGACTGTCTGTATTGATTTTCACCTCTACATAGTTTCCGGATCTCTGTCCTTTGAAGTAAGTCTTTTTCATGCTGAACTCGTTCTCCTAAAACCAGTAGTTGCAACTGCCACTAAGTAAGGCAATACCAACTCCAAATATTTCATACCGTAACCGTTTTTAGTGTAACTTTGGATGAATGCATCCTTCGCATACCTTTCTGGAATAGCAAAAGATATAGACACGCCACCTACATTATTTGAGCTTATTGGAAACTTTGCTTGGGAAGAAATACCCTTGGCTGAATTCTGAAGATTTACTACGAGAGTATACGCCACCAGATACATAAATATCGTAGCTGGGTCATTGAAGAGTCCATCGTTAAAGTTGAGAACAGACTCGGTGATTGCTTTAGTAATATCAGCATCAACAACATACTGGTCAATATTACCTTGGTCATCCGCTGGAGCAAAATTGAAGTCACGTGCAAAATAGGACTTGAACTCACTAATAGTACAGGGGTAGGTCATTGCTTACTCCTTTCTATTAGCTTTGTCTTTCTTGATACTTACTACTCTTATTTCGTTCTTAAATCCTTTAGATAATTTGTCACCACACTCATCAGTGACCTTGATGGTTTTTTCTGGATTAAAATAAACATTGATCGGCTTATTGTTGCCGTCTAACTTTACCTCTCCTCCAGAGATGTGATCTTGAATTCCTATGATGTGACTTCTTTTGCCCCTATTCTCTAACTCAAACATTGGAACCCTCCCTTTCTTTTTTGCAACCCTTCTATTTAAAACTTGGTAATGAGTGGCTCGGTGGCAGCCTACCTGTTCCCGATATATTTAGGTTACACACCACTCGCCAAGGTGCACCCTGACTAACCCTTAGTAATAGTAATATAAAATTTCTAAAGGTTTCAAGCAAGTTACGCCTGAATATTGGCAGTAAGCAACATCCTGGAATTGGAAGTTGTTATACGTACCAACTTGAGTTACAGTGTAGTTAACAGGAATCTCCATGAACTCAGTATCGATATCATCTCTGTAAAGAACATAGAAGTGATATCCAGTACCCACGTTGATTGCTGTTTTGTTCTTTGCCGGAATACAATAGGCACAAGGAAGTATTTCTACTCCACCCGTAACTAACGCATCGAACGTTTGTTTCAGATAGTTCGCCATCGAGATGTTCGGATAGGTCTGAGAAACCGGTACGCCTAACCCTGCCCAATCATCCGTCGGGATTAAGAACTTATTCGGCATAGCTGTATAGTCGCAGTTGGTCAGATAGTCACCGATGATACCACCAACAAAGATCGCAAAATCAGCAGCACTCTTACCACTGATCGAAGCTGAGATCCTATTGCTATTAGTGTTAACCGCTGACTGAGTTAATAACCCAGGATAGTCAGTATCCTGAGCATCACCTAAGAACGCTATTTCCTGAATACCTAAATCGAACTCTTTCTTTCTTGCTCTTTGCTTCATCTCGATAGGATCCCAAGTACCAGTGAATAAAGCTTGGTTTACATCGAAGATTGTATACTCAGTAGCAACTCCCCAGTTCATAATCTTGGTGTATGCTGGCACAACTGCAGCATCAGCCACAGGGAACTTACTATTCTGATTAGCAGTCAATAACTTGCCCTGCTTGAAACTACCAGCTGTCTTAATAGACAGATTGGTTACGATCTGTGCAGAGAATGCACCTTCACCAACGAGCACGTTCATATAATCTGCCGGAGCAATTTCGTAGAACGTCTGCTCGACAACTCTCGAACGGATATAAGTTAACCTATCCGTAGCGTATTGGTACGCTAAACCTGAAGCTGATATATCACCAGCAGCATTATCCCTGGAATTAAGAAGCTCAAGGCCTCTAAAACTCCTACGGTTGTACTTCTCCTGCATTGCTGTTTCGAACTCGGCAGGAGTAAATACCCTTTTCTCCTTTGCGTTATAAAATTGCATCTGTGAATCCTCCTTTTTAGTTTATGTTATAATGCTGCGTTATACGCCATACCTGACTTGATCAGAACTCTTACGATATCGGTAGCCGAAGCTGCAATATCTAAAGCAATACCAATACCTACTCCAGAACTCATAGTGGAGATACCAATTGCTGTACCGTCGCTGAAGGTAGAACCATATCCAACTACTCCTCCACGAGCAATTGCTGCAGCTGCCTGCATTGTGATAATAGAACCGTCCAATGCCACACCGCAAACCATACGAGCGGAATACTTATTGATTCTCTCATTGAACACGATAACTCCGATACCCTTACCAGCTGCTGCTGCTTGAACTATCGGGCAGTCGCCTGATCCGGCACCAAGAGACACTACCTGTCCAGCTAAGTAATACGTACCGCTAGCCAAGCTGGGATTGATAACCGCTTGAATAACGTTTGCCGCAGGATTCATGCACTCACCCACTTGATCCTTAAGGCCGAATTGATTCATGTTGTACTGTGTTGACATTTTTAAATCCTCCTTTTAGTTAAATTGCTTACCTTTTCTTAGAACCGAAAAATTTCTTACCTTGTGCTGCTTTATCTTCTCTGATGCTTGCTGTAGGTGACCCAAAATCATTCATATTCTGTTGACCATTTTCCTTTGCATTCTCCAACTCCATAAAGAACTCTTTACCATTCTCCTTGGAATTCTTTTTCTCCTTCTGAACGTCCGGATTTAAGTCGGGATCAAGAGTTTCATTGTCTTTCTCTTTATCCTTGTCCTTATCCTTCTCTGGAGGAAACTCATTTAACTTCGCACCGCATTTGTCACATTTCTTGCCGTCTTCTTTTATTTCTTTCTTCTTTAACTCCTCTTCCTCTTTTGCATCCTTCTTTACTTCTTTCTCTTCCTCTTCTTTTTCTTTCTTCGGAGGAAATTCGTTCGACTTAGTCTTATACGCTGCCACTAAATCCGCTACACTTACATCCTTACCGTTAATCTTCACGGCATCAGATTCCTGAAGTAACTCAAAGTCGCTTCCCACTGAGTTCATCAAGGTCGATAAAGGAACCATCTCATTGTCGACTTTGACAAACACTTTGGTAGCGTCTATCTTATCGTTTGTGATGGAAGCTTTATCCGCCTTCTTTGCGAATAGTCCCCACATCTTTGAAGCCTCCTTTTTCTTGATAGGCTTTTGACCAGTTGCTCCGGCAATCTCCTCGGCCTGCAACTTCTTAGCCCTATCTCCCACATGTGCTTCTGCTAACTTCTTTATATCACCAGGGAAATCCCCATCGATGATACTTTGAATCCCTACGTCACTCAATGTCTCCATGTATTTATCTACCTGGATAGGAGACATGACTGAGAAGTCTACTCCGTTCTTCTTTTCCAATGTAACCTCCTTGTTATTACTTGCAGATTTAATTGTTTTATCAATAAGATCTACAACTTCCTGCTTTGTCATACCTTCTCTTTTTGCTTCCTCTTCAACAGCTAGGTAAATTCCACTACGATCAAAACTACCTTCACTAGCCATCGAAACTATTTTAGCTTGTATACCTTGTTTACTATTTCCTTTATACTTCTTTATAGACTCGTCCAACCCCGCATCAACACACTGCCCACAATAATTCTTACTACCCTCAGACTTGGATAGCTTGGATATTGCTAAAACCTGACCACAAGCATCACAAGTAAATGTGTCCTTGGCGTTATTCAACTCAACCTCCATCTGCTCATTCTGTACTGTTGCCTTCTTACTATCGTCATAACTTTTATACTCGGCTTCAACTTTTCTCTGCTGCTCAGAAGTACAATCTCCATATTTCTTTCGGTACAATTTAAAAGCTATATCATCCAAAACTTCTGAAGAAGTATTAACTACTGCTCTCTTCGAGTTCACCACAATCCTACAGTCTTCATATCTGGGTGATGTGACAAGTGCTAAGTGAAGACCCTCGCCCTTCGTTATCTCTTCGTCATATTTACTAGCATGCCATTCTCCTCCACCGATAGAATTCTTAACATCGAAGGAACAAGATACTGAATAGCCATTCTTAATAGCTTCATGTCCTTCATCGTCTGTGATAATAAACTCCGCATCATACCATCCAGTAGTCGAGTTGTATAGTACGTTAGTAATATAACCTACCGCTGTCTCCTTAAAGTTAGCTGGGGAAACATTCTGGTGATCGATGATGACAGGCTTACCCTTGAAGGAATTAATCCAAGTATCCATGGACTCTTTCTTTAATAAGGCTATCCCCTGACCTACGTCTTCGTATGATACTATACCTGGCTCTAGGAAATTACATTTATATGAGGATGGCCAAGTCTTCTCATTACGCTTATTAGTCACTCCTTCAACAATTTCACCATCAACTGCTTTGTAAATACTAAGATCTTTTTCTTTCGCATAAGCTCTAGCTTCTGAGATAGAGGTGAATTTCTTCTTTACAGTTCTACTATCATCAGTTACCCAATACTCAGTTGTAGCATTTAAAACTACTTGTGGTACCTGCTTCGATCTTACTATAGTGACTTCCACTAGTTCACTCCTATCTTTAATTTATTCCTTGCTTTATATATACAAGCAGAATCACAACAATTAGCAACAAGAGTATCGGACGGCATTAACATTAATTGTATATACTCGGTGCCAACCTTTATACTCTTTCCGCAACCATTACATTTGTGTTCTACACTATCCCAGCCAATAACTGTTTCGTACCTACTCACACTACTCATTAATTAACTCCCATCGGTAATAATCTAGTTCTTGATGCACCCAATCTAATCACTGGAAGTGCAAGACAACGACATCCAAAATCTTCACCAGGATTCCCTCTGCGACCGGTACTCCGATCCACTACCGGAGGAGAATCCCAGCTAAATACTTGATGATCTAGTGCAGCATGGTCTGGACGTACACGTTGGTCTTTCGAAGTTGACCATACATACTCAGAAATCCCAGCACCTGTATATCTTTCTTCTCTATACTTGCTCACAAACAAACTTGTCTCTTGTCTCGCAATCATCTTAGCTTTAGATTTGCTAACGCCGAACTCAGTCTTTACTATCGTTGCCAACCTATCACTTCGATATCCAAGTGCAGCGTTAGCCTGAGTCTTCTCACGTAAACGTTCTATTGCTTCAGTCTTCCAATCTTCGAGATACCCTGATACATTCTTCTGATATGAATCCAGAAGGTCTTCCTTCTGCCAAGCGGTAAGTTCCATGGGTATCTGAATATTTTCTGGTAATACCTTGAAAGTAGTTATAGCCTGCTGGTTTAAATCATCGAACATACTAGTGGCTTTCATACCAGTACCAATAGCCAGTTTCATCTCAGCAGCACCATCCAAGGCCTCGAGAATACGTTCGGTCTTACTTCTATTCATACCCTTACCTATAACTATGTCAGTCCTAATATCCATAGGCAATTTATTCATATCTAATTTATATGCCTTCTTCGTCTTATTAAACTCCGCTCCCATTTCACGCAAAGCCTTCGCAACCACTGAATTGAACGTTCCATAAAAGTATCCATCTTGCCAGAATATCCTTCCTGCCCTGAGGGCATCTCTGAGATCTGATACTGAATTAACACGTGCTGGTGTCTTTACCTGAAGGATATCAAAGACTGGTTTAAAGATAGCATCCCAGAGTTGTTGAAGCATATCGGTTTCGACCTCGCTGGAGTAAATCTTCTTATCTATAATGGGACGAAGTTGCTTAATCATTCCTTCTCTTTCATTTTCTTCAGAGATTTAGTAGCAGTCTCAATCCACCTAGTATCTCCACTTTCTTTAGCTTTTCTTAAATCTTCTTCATAATGCTGGATAGTTTCTTCAGAGGATTTACTCCCCATCAATCTCTTACCTCTCAATGCTGCAGCTGACTTGCTATTTTCTGGTTCTTTACCAGATTCACTTTCTACTCTGACTCTCCAAGTTCTAAGCATTTTAGTTACGTCTGCTCTATATCCTTGACTCTTTTTCTTTTTAGCATAGTCAATAGCTTCAGGCTCAGTATCAAAGTAACTTGTCTCTAGTAGTTGATTACTCTTACTCCCAAATAATTGTTTACCTCGCTGTGCTCTATCCATTTATGCTTCCTCCGTTACCTTCTTTGGTGAACTAACTTGTTGTGGCGTCGCAAATGTAGCAGGTGGTGTCATTGGTGCTTCAATCGCTCTGGTACCCTTGCTCACCTCAGTATCCATTAGCACAATCTTATCTTCCTTCAATGCCCTAGCGAACTCCTCATCCTTATAGAATCCCATATTGAACAAAGTAACATGCCGATTAAACTTACTATTAAGAACATTCTCCTGATCAATGCTGGAGAGAATTCTGAGAGGAACAAACTCGTAGTTCAGCTGTGGCTCGAATCCAAACAGATGCCTACAGACTAAAGGCAGAACTTTGTCCAGAACTTCACGTGCTCTCTCCCGCTCATGCTCACATATCGTATTATAATTTTCTCTGTCATCATCCCCAGAGTTGAACCCGGTAGCCGATAAACCGAACAACTTCGTAAGAGGCATTCTACATGCAGCTGCAATTCCTATACGTATCTGCTCTATAGTCTCAGCCAGGCCTGCAAGACTTAATTGCTTCGTCTCGTAATCGTCCTCGCTATCCAGCATAATAGCATTGGCAAAGTTCTTCATCTGATTCGCCATCGTAATACGTCTAACAACTTTACCTTGTGCCCACTTACTTAGCACCTTGCTATTAAAATCCTTCAACTTATACACATCTACCTTCACCTGGTCAATAAGATCAAAGGTGGCATTCTGATGTTTGAGGTACGTGTTTACCTCTCTGAGAATACACTCTATAACAGACATGCCCCACCCTTGAAGTCTCCTTCTTGCGAGCGATGGTGCTTCTTCTCCCACCACTCTAAATACTCTGGAAGCATCTACCTGTTTGCCGTAATAGTCAAAGAATGCATTCTTAGGCATCTTCCAGTTCAATCCCATGTCCTGGTCGTTTGGTATTCCTTGCATAGATAGTTCCCAACGATCAGCACATATAAAATTTAACATACTATCCTTTGTAATACTCTCTGGATTAAACTTAGTCTTGAAGTTCTGATTGGTATTAACTATGACACCCGAGCCACCATACAACCTATCCCAGCGAAGAGCGTCGCGAACAACCTTCAGAACGGTAGAGGTCTTCATGTATTCCTTCAACTCTTGAATATCCTTCTCGTCCAACTCATCAGACTTGAACGTGAGGCCTCCACGGAATGCATCATATACAGGCTGGTCCACAACTGTGCGGAGCACACCATGCATAACATAAGCGTAAGTTATTAACACACGATTCATACTGATGAAGTAATACGAGGAGTTTGCTGCGAGCTCGCCTATTCCTGAGAGTGAAGATGTTTGGCCACCCATGCCTCCCTGGTCAAATACTCCTGACATTGGTGAGCCCGAGAATTCCATACCAGTAGAATAACCCCAGCCACCATCAAAGTCGTTCGATACCTTCTTAATGCTATTTTTCTTTTTCATAGGTTATATAACGTCCCAACATGAAACAACACGTCTTGTGTACTTCTCCAATGCATATCTACACGCATCGGGTGAGTGGTCTGAACCTTCTTTTAATATAGGAAGTATCTCGTCTGTCACTTTGTCTCTCTTCCAGCGGTAGTTCTCAAAATCGTCCTTGCTCCCCTTACATCTGGAATGTATTATGATTCGCTCAAAGCTTCTAAGAAATTGTATGCCATCTTCGACACTACCTTTGCCTTTTTCTGCCCCAATGATATCAAAGCCTTCATTCTTGAGATAAGATATCGTATCGGGTCTTTCACTATCCGCACAAATTTCCCACTTTTCGGCTCCAGGAACTGTCTTGAAAAACGCTGGTAGTTCTGTAATTTCGACCCCATGTCCATATGCCTCATAATCTATATAAAGACATCTGTCCTGAATAAACATCCGCACTAAGCAAGTAGGATCTTTCGAGAACCCAAAATCTGCACCAAAGAAGAATCTTTCAACACTCTCAGGTGTCTCGAATTCCTCGACTGTAACTTTTCCCTTAAATATACAGTCCTCGGAGTATCCTTTACATTGCCCTTCCCAAATATGCAGATATTTATCATAGTCTACTTTCTTACAATACTCCATTTCCTTCCGTAGTACCTCAGGGAAGAAAGGATTATCACGCCAGTTAACCATGCGACTAACGTATCCTGGTGGAGCATTTTTAACAAATCTTTGATACACAGGATCATTCTCGCCATCAGGGTTAAATGTTACTAATATCTCCGAATCGGGTTTTCTTATGGTCGGTATTAATGTATCCCAAGAGATTGCAGAAACTTTTGCTGCCTCTTCCACCCAACATATATCTATACCTTCTGTTGATTTTATCTCACCTATGTTTTGCCTAAGGCCTTTGAATAAAAATTCCGAACCACTAATTCCTGAGATTGTATCGGCTTTTACCTGAAAATGCTTCTGCAACCCCAACATCGCAATCTGATCGGACAGCACACGATACACCGAATCTTTAATAGTGTTTTGCACTTCTCTTGTACATAAAATTCTCAAAGAACGACCGACTGTCTTACCTAGTAAATATCTCGCAACACTCCAAGTTCTACTTCCACCACGTCCACCATATATAGTTTTACATCGTGCCTTCTGGCTTAATATCTCCTGGCACGCTAACGGCATTATTATCTTTGGTATCGGGACTTGTGCTTGGGGTAGTTGTATTTCCGTTGCCATCACTGGCGACTCCTATGAATTGAATTACTGGCGGTATTAATGGCGCACCTTCTGCTCCTGACATGTGGATGTCTTTAGGAAGCATTTGTGCAACCATATGATAGAAAGCTTTTTTATTTTTACTCTTAGCAAATTTAGTTAATGCCTCTTGTCCACCAGCATCTTGAAATGCACCTATGAACGCTTCTTTAAGATTCGTAAATCTATTCTTTGTTCCTTTGATTTTTCCTTTGGGATTTCCTGACTGACCTTTAACGAATAACTTCTTTGGCATCTCTGCATAATTCCTGGATTTAGTAGGAAGGCTTGAGATAAAAGGCTTTTCCGAATATCGGGTCAGTTTTACGTATTCCCTTCTCTGGCCTTCCTAGAGTAAGTATGGCATACGAACATGAATCCTGTAAAGTTTAAAGAACTAACCACCATAATATCTGGAAATAAAAGTGGTTGGCAGCGACGAGATTGAGCTCATGCTCAGCCAAACGGACACCTCGTTGATAAAGAAAGTAATTTAAAGAAATTAATTAAATTAAAAAAAAAGTTAAGGGTAAATTTATTAAAAATTAAGCTCAAATTGTTTTTGATGCTAGACCTGGCTATTTGGGAAGTACGAAATGCAAAGGACTGGAGTAGCACAACTTAAGCAGAACTTTCCGAATGAAAATTTCATTAATTATGGTAGTTAATAAGCTCGAAGTCAGAATAAATGTGGTAATCGGTCAGAATTAGTGTATAATAAGCGTAGAGGAGGGAGCATGAAAACATTAACGAAGGCACATCGAGATGCAATAGCGTTGGGAATGCTGGGACATAGAATGCTGAAAGAGACGAAGGAGAAAATTGGAATTAAATTGAAGGGTAGGCATCATACAAAAGAAGCAATAGAGAAATTGAAAGAATTGATCGTTCGGAAAAAGGAAAGTGCAAAGTTGTTCGAAGAGCATTTAAAGGAGTGTACGTATTGTGGTAGTGTGTACTATAGAGAGCATAGAAAAGTTTCGAATAGTAACTATTACAGGAACTGTCCTATATGCGAGAAGGAGATTAAATGAGTTCTAGAATATGTGGGTGGGAAAAGAAAAAGTTACTAAAAAAGTTTGGTAGTAAATGCTGGTATTGCGGAACTGCATTAAATTCCGAGAATACACATTTGGACCATATAGTTCCTCGATCGAAGCAAGGTCCAAACATAGTGGAAAACTTGAGTTTATCTTGCGGTACGTGTAATATATCTAAAATGACCGTGAGTGTAAGAGAGTTTTTAGATAGGGTTAAACATATCGAAGGTGATAAATCTAAGTGTCGAGAAGAGTATCTTCTAAAAACTGAGAGGAAAATACTTCGAATAATGAACAACGAAGATAAAATGAATGAGATTCACTATAAAAGAGAAAAGGAAAAGCTAAGAAGAAAAAGAAATATGCATGAAGAAAAATTGGACTATATGATACCACTAGAGTAGGAGTTCATCATGCTTGGATTTCAGCAGGATAAACAATTTAGCATTCTCATGAAACCAGAAAACGCTGTAAGTCGTATATTTGAGCTCGGAATTAAGCGTTTGTAAATATGAGCAGTGTGAATGAAAAAAAGTGTAGCGTAAAACAAGTTTTAGAGCAATAATAAGGTTGTAGCAAAGGAAAGAACAGTTCGTTAAAACGAGGAAGAAAAGAATGAAGACCTGCGGAGCAAAGGAAACCTTAACAATTGGAACCCAATCGAGAGAAATGCGCACTCTACAAGAGTGTGCTTTTTTATGTTCGCAAGGACATAGCTTCGCAGGCACTCGGTTGGGTTCTTCTTTATTAAGGAAAGGATGGATACGATGAAAATCGTAAAGACTAGGAAGGAGTTCAACTGTGCTATGTGCGGTAGAACTCTGGCATCTGGATTCAAGTATTTAATGACTTACAACGATAATGGAAGTCACGTGAGTAGAAACTACTACGGTGTGGACTGCGGAACCGCATTGCTTCAGAGAATGCTGAAGGAGTTAAATGAAAAATGAAACCAAGGAAATAGTAAACCGCCTTTTGGAGCTTGACGTTATACTCCAGAAATTGCACCACGATATTGAAAAGGAAAGACGCTTACGGGAGAAGTTCAATCTCAGACATCTCCTGATGGGGTTTTATAAAGAGAAGGACGGCCTGATGGACGAACTTGAAGCACTGAGGGAGGTGTCTTGTGTCTGCTAAGCGTTTGTCCTGGTGCTCACAGTGCAAGGAGAATTCTGTAGTGGT